GGAATGGCCTTGCTCAGCCCTTCTTGAGCGGGATCCGACAATTGTCATGGCCAATTGTCCGCACAACGTTTACGAGTCTCTCCACAAACGGTATCTGAAGGAAACTCCAGATCCCAAACCTCATATGCTTGACATGGGTCGTGTCAAGAAAATAGTTGAGAATCTCGCTGGACGAGTGAAAGATAGATTCAAACCCTTTGATAGGGCAAATTTCCTTCTCAACAAAAGTGGGCGTCTGAGGCGCCGATACACCTCAGCATACAATCAACTCGTCCGAGATGGAGTTGATTTAAATAGAATCTCAGACATCTCGGCCTTCGTCAAACTAGAGCGTTATTTTGAAGAAGGAAAGTCCCCTAGGATGATCATGGGGCGCAACCCTGCATTTAACATCTTATATGCACAGGTTGTTGAGCCGATTGAGCAAGCATTCTTCCAATTAGATCAGGTTGCGAATGCATGTGATTACGTTTCTTGTGGAAACAAGTTCACAAAACTCATCGGTCAGTGGTTTATGGAGAATGATATGAGCAAATTCGAGGGTTCACAACGTTTATTCGTATTGTATTTGGAGTACATGGTATATTGTTTAGTGTGTCCAGATATGGTGGATCTCATAACCGTCTTGTTTGCTTATAAAATTCGAAAGAAAGGCCACACTAACACTGGAGTGAACTTCGATTTCTATGAATGTCGTGGTTCAGGTGATATGGACACATCACTCGGTAATGGAATATTGAATTACATTGCCACGCAATACTTCCTGATGCATAATTACTGCCGGGAATGTGAGTTTGAAATGTGCCAGAATCCCCAGTGTAAAACGTTTTCCTTTGTGGTCAAGGGAGACGATTCGTACGCTTCGATACCTCGGACTGAGACATATGAAAATACATATGCATATTTCGGTTTTGACGCCAAAATCAACATCAGAAAACATCCTGAAGAAGTTGAATTTTGTTCTGGTCATTTCCTTGAAATTCGTCCTGATGAGTTCGTGTACGTGCAGAAGTTGAGAAAAGTCATTCAGAGTCTTACGACCTGTCTGAATCAAGACGCCATTCGAAATGGTTGGGTGCAGCAATACTATGCTTCTCTAGGCAAAATGTACAAAGTCTTGTATGCGGGTATTCCTGTGTATGAAGACATTGCTGATTTCCTCATTCGAATAGGTGGAAAACATGGGCTTAAGATTGAGCTCGTGGAAAGTTACAATCTCCTTACTGCATTCCGAGCGGAACACCATACGCTCGGTGGACCACTGAACAAATCTCTCACTTATGTTTCAATGGCTATGATAAATGGCATGAGCATAGATGAGTTGGAACTAATCAAACGATGGTACAGAACAGCAAACATCACGTTCAGTCCAGAGTTTTCTAAACGCTGTAACATCAAGAAAAGCGATTTTATGGTTCCTAACATCGATTTTGAGCTCCTTAACGCTCAGATTTCTTCCAGTAGTGACATGCCTGATAAGGTGCGTAAATACTGGAGGAAGTTGAGGAGCTACAGAAGTCGGTGGTGATTTTGTTCCATTCTGTGGTGCGGTTAAATCCACAGTCTTAAATTAGCCTCCCTCCGTTGGAGGGCACCGGG